AAGAACTTCTTTTGTTGCTGGTTTATTATATTCTTGAATAAAATTAAAAATCTCTTCGAATACAATTTTTTGATTGGAGTCTTCAAAATATTCAGATTTCAAAAATGGTATTACTTTCCTAAAATATTCTTCATTGTATAAAAGGTTTCTAAGAATTAGAAACTCAACTTTCTCCATAACTAAATTCCTTACGTGCGATTTCGTCCAACAATTGCATCACTTCCTCAGTGAAATATTCTTCGGGGTTAGCAAGAATCTGTTTTGCATAGATTTTCTTACCATCCATCTCATAACGTCCTGCTACATTCTTCCAGAGTCCACCAAGTTCACCAAGTTCCAAAAGACCATAGTAACGATCAAGACCGCGCTCATCATAATAAAGACGGACTTCAACATCTTTATTCTCCTTACTCAAACGTGATTTGTGAGTCTTAGCCTTGATAATATTGCCGACCACTTCTGTTCCATCCTTTTCTTTCTTTTTGCTGAGATAAATGATCGTAGACGCTGCGTACTTGAGTCCGCTACCTCCACCCATTTCCTTAGTTGGTACGTAAGATCCGATAACATCATAAGTGTGATTAGTAACAATCATTGGAATTTTTGCTTGACCCAATTTCAAGGTAAGCATACGGAATGCACCTTTAATCAGTTGGGATTTGGTCATATCACGAACTTCTTTATCATTCAGAGCATCATTGATCTCCTTACTAGTGGAAAGCATCCCCAAAGAGTCTAGCACAAACATGCAAGGATTGCGCTCTCCTTCAGGTTTTTTCATATACAAGTCTACCGCCTTGAGCGCCTTTCCGCGAAACTCTTCAACAGTAACAACATTAACAACCACCAGACGAGTAGTATCAATTCCACGAGATTCTAAGAGAGATTTGGTAATAGCAGCCTCAGTATCAAAATAGAGGCAATAACCATTGGGATTATTATCGAGAAAATTCTTAACAACGGCGAGGCTGAAGAAAGTTTTTCCAGTAGAAGACTCTCCAGCAATAGCAGTAATTTTATTCCCAGATACACCACCAAATATGCTACCTGAAACCAGTGCATTAAAAATGTACGAACCCGTATCAACATAAGTCTCAGTCTCATCAATATCAGCAGCAAGTTGTGTGTATTCACCACCGATTTCTTTTACAATATCTTTAAGAAAATCCATATAGATTATTTTTTATCGACAAATTTTACATTAAAACTAAGAGTTCTTCGTTCATCATTTATTTTTTGTGGATACACCAAATGCTGTATCCATGATGGAAAAAGAATTATTTTACCTAAATTTTGGATGGGAGAATATGTAGAAATATAATTATTATCTGGAATCAAAAATTGCAATTTACCATCCATTCTATAAGAATCTACACTATTCAATTTTTCAGAAATTTTCAATATTATCACTCCAGAAATAGAGCAATCGCAATGGATATGCAAAGGAGTATAATCGGAAGATAGATGGTATCGATTTACCCAAATATCCAAATATTCCCCATTTCCAAAACATGATGAATGTGGAATTTCACAATTAAAATTTATTTTATTGAATTCTAAATATTTTTTAGATACATCTTCCAGATAAGATTTGAGTCCCCATTCCACTGATTTAGTTTCAGAAATAAAAATATTTGGAATATCTCTATAAAGAAGATTGCCAAATACTTTTTTATAATTTTCTAGACTTTCTTCAGTAAGATTATCCACATATTCATTTATATTATTTAATATAGATTTTGGACAATAAGTTTCACATATTAGTGGTCTGAAGTTTCCATGAAAATTTACATTAAAAGTATTTGATATGTTCATAATTTAGTATAACATTAAGAGAAGAAAGATTCAAGAGATGCAGTTTTTTCAATCTGCCATCCAATAATATCCAGAATTGCTTTCAAAGGTTTAATAAATGTTTTATCAAATTGAGTTTCGTAATCCACATACTTATCAAGTTGCAACTCTACAGGAAACTTTTGAATAAAAGTAATTACATTTTCCCTCATTGGATTTGGGAGTTTCAAATAACAATATTTGATTTTTTCTCCATTCTTAATAAGAGAATATTTTTGAGTTAATTTCTTTTCTTTAATATAATAATTATATAATAAAGCTCCTCTAGAATGAATGGGAGTTCCTTTAGCGTAAATTGATGAAGTTGATTTGAATTTATCAACATCTGACACTGTTCTAGGAAAAGAAATCTCTTCTGGGGTCAATTTATTAAATTCAGATCTACAAAGTTCTATAAAATCAATAACAGATTCTTCGTCTGATCCCATAATCAATTCTAAAGTCTCTTTAATCTTTTTTCTACAAAATGCTGGGGTAGATGATTTGATAGCTTCGATTCCCATCATTTTCAATTTTGGTTTGGAATACCTAACTCCTTCAGAATCCCAAACATTAAGGATGTATCTTTTTTTGGCGATCCAAATTCCACGATCGGAAATATTTTCCCGTTTCATTTGCATTTTTTGATCGTATGCATTTACATACTCAGCCAATTCTTGGTAAGAACTCTCAATATACTTTTCAAGTTCCACCTTACAGACCTTATCAAGGAACGAAACAATGCTTTCAGTAGTTTTTTCTCTTCCTTTGAATACAGTGTCAACCACAGGACCCATATTAAGGTAAATAGAATCAGTATCCGAAGCAATAACGTAATCAACATCATTAGTTTTAAGAATTTTGTTTAAGTATGCATTCATTTTATTTTCAATCCAACGAATAGCAACTTGACCAGAAAACGTAATTGCTTCCGCATTTGCCAATTTGTAATAACGAAAATACTGATTGCCAATTGCACCATAAGCAGAGTTCAAAGAAATTTTCTTTGCCATTTGGATATTATTATATCTTGCAATTTCTTTTTCCAACTCTTTAGTTGGAGATTTCTCATAGTTCTTTTTCGCCTCAATCATTTTCTTTTTGAAAATGACTCGCTCATTATACATTTTTTCCATCAATTCAGGAAGAATTCCACGAGTATCTTTGCGATACATCGCACCATTAGCACATACAGCATAATCGTCATATGAGCTAAGATCAACTTGCATTTCTAGAACTTTATCAACTGAAATTGAAGGATGTCGTGTATCAACTAATGTTTCAGGTGAGATATTATACATCATAATCAAATGTGGATATAGAGAGTTCAAGTCAAAACTAACTACCCAATCATAAATTCCTGGAACTGGTTCTTTTACATATGCACCTTTGTACTTTTCATCTTTGGAAATACCAGTTTCCTTTTCTGGAACTACGATATCTTTTTTTCTAAGATAGTTGTAGATAATAGTATCCCACATCCTAACTTGAAAGAATACATCCTCATAATTAACTTTTGCATCATATGCCATAGTAATGGCAAGTTCAATCAATTTGATCTTATCCTCAATTCTATCAACGAGTTCTACGTCAATTTTATTGTATTCAACAAAAGTGTTCCAATCTTTGGTGTAGAAATCTTTAAATGTATCATATTCAGTGTGATCCAATTTTCTATCGCCCAATTCATCATAAGCAACAGTATCTAGACGATAATTTTCTGGATTTTTAAATGAATATTTCCTATACAAATCAAGATAATCAAGAATGGAAATTCCAGACAGTTCATATGTAGTCTGAATTTCTCCCCTAACTTCTGTTTGCTTTTCTCTAATAAAATTCCAAGCAGTAAGACGCTTTGCTGCCTTTTCATTTAGAATTCTATTAATTCTTCCAACAATATATGGAATATCATAGAATTCAACATTCCATCCAGTAATAACTTCTGGTGTATTGTTTGACCAATAATCCAAAAACATACTTAGAAGGTGTTGCTCATCATTACATAAAATATAACGATAATTATCGAAATTTTTATTAAATGGTCTAGACCCCCAAGTAATAATTTCTTTGGTTGTATAATCCTGTATTGTAATGAGAAGAATTTCTTCATCGCAATTTTTTACATCTGGGAATCCATTTTCTGATGCAACCTCAATATCAAGGGTTATTAGTTTAATTTTACTAATGTCAAATTGAATTTCATCTTCAGGATAAGTATCCGAAATATATTGATAAATTGAATTATCATTTCCGTAAATAGTGAATCCCTCTACATCTTTATACTTTTTAATAAAATCCCGAGTTTCTCTAATAGTTCCAGGATTAATTGGTCTTACATTATGTGAATCTAGAGTTTTATATTCTGTTTGCTTGTCAGTTTTTAGATATAAAGTTGGATGATATCCAATACGGTCTTTAAAATGATTACCATTTTCGTATCCACGAACATAGATGTAATCGCCAATCAATTTTACATTAGTGTACCAACGCATTATTTAATAAGTGCCTCGTATTTTTCAATAAGTGTAGGTTTAGGATCCATAATTGTCAAAATTTTATCTGAATGAATCATATAATTATTTTGACTTGTGTAGTTGCTCATCCAAGCTTCCAAAGGGATTGGCACACCCTCTACTTTTGAATCAATCAAAATGTAAGGATCTACCAGTTTACAATCTGGTTCTCCCAATTCAGAAGAAACTTCTTCAATTTTCGATATCAAAAGTTCCTTCGTACAAAGTTGAATTATTTTTATTGTCATTTGTATCCTCTTTTTTTAAGATGTCATTTATATAAAGGGATTCCAATTTTTCAATCGGATCTACTAACGTGATAACCCAGTCCAAAGTAACTGGAACTTTAGTATCCGAAGAAAGGGGTATCCAAGAAGAAAGAGAAATTTCAAAAGAAGATGTATCACCTTCTGTATTTTTTCTCAATTTTACTGTGCAAGGTTTATTAAAGAAATACCCAATTACCCTGCCATCAATAACCATTTCTTGAACATCGGATATAACATCTTCTCCAGATTTAAGTAGAGCTAATTTTATAGT